ATGACAGGAATTGTCAAAACCTTTGACGGCAAAAGCGGCAAGGGTCTTATCACCCCATCCGATGGTCGTATCGATGTCCAGCTTCATGTTTCAGCGCTCAATCTCCGCGATGCAGAAGAAATTACCACCGGATTACGCGTGGAATTTTGCCGGATAAATGGTCTGCGTGGCCCTTCAGCTGCCAATGTTTACCTTTCATGAGCTATATTAAAGCTTTAATTTCAGGCCCCATCGAATCAAACATGGAGAGTTTTCATGAATAACCCCGTCTGTCTTGATGACTGGTTGATTGGCTTTAAAAGCTTATGCTGTACTTTGACCGTAATAGCTCTGCTAATAATGTAATATGCAGACTCATTGTATCTAGGGACATAGTACTGGAAGAAAACATTTTAAACATCAGGCAAAGTCACCCGATAAATAATAAGTAAACAAACATGAATCCCGGAATGAGATTCAACATCTCTATTACCCTATCTAAAGCACAAAAACCCGCTCATCAGCGGGTTTTCTACTTTTTCTTAACGTCGGGTATATAAAGCCCATCGTTGAAAAAATTTTATCCATATTTTTTGAAAAATGCAAGCATTACGTCGCCATCTTCGGCGAAAATCATTTATCTCGTCACTTTTCTAAATTGCACCTCAGCATATGCTTCTTCCTGCCAGCACTTTGTAACCAGTTTATCAATGACATCTGCATATCCTTTGTACCACTGATAATCAGTCAGGTCTGGTACCAGCTTCTGGACATGACACCGCGCCAGTGTCGTTGGTAAACGACTAAACCGGTTTCCATTGCAACGCCCACAAATCTTATAAACAGGCGCGCCATGAAGCCGGGTCCTTTTTTCATCCAGGACAATACCTTTACCCTTACACCCTCTGCACGCTGTGCTGACTTCTCCCTTACCATGACAATGCTGACATAGTTCCTTCACCCACTCTTCCTTGATAACAGACTCCCCGCTTCTGGAGTATTTCACCACTTCGCGCAATACATTATGAAATCCAGTACCAGCACAAGGCTCACAGCGAGCCTTACTTGCCGCAGACCTGGAATAATCAGCAAAGGCAAAACTCACAAGGTAAGGGATGATCTGTAACCGGATTTCTTCACTCAATTTGTTCAATGTCGGGTTATCCAGTGCCATCGCGTAATTGAGCAGACCTTCAATCGCAAAGTGAAGATCCTGAACGCCAGCTTTTGCCAGGAATAAGGCAAACCCAAGCGGTGCTTTCGACTGCACCATCCCCTGCGCAGCCATCACATCCGTAATCGTTAAACCACCCGAGCCTGTCGCCGGTGCGGCATCACTCAATTTTGGAGATTTTGGGGAGTAATATTTTGGTAAGGCTTCAAGGTTCATGCTCGTTCTCCACTTACGCCAGTACGCCAATTGCCAGCGCACGATCGATAAAACGAAATATCAGCTCCAGTTGGGAGCCATACTTCTCTTCAAATGTCACGGTATCCGCATGCAGCTCGTCGTGATGCTTTCTGCACAAAGGCAACACAAAGAGATCATGCGCTTTTGTACCCATTCCACCCTGACCGTGGCCTATCAGGTGGTGGGGATCATCAGCTGGCTTTCCACAACATGCGCACGGCTGCGTCTTAACCCAGCGCGTGTACTTTTCATTAACCCAGCGGCGACGTTTGGGGCGTAACATAAAAGACTCCGGCGACTCCGGATCCACTTTCAGCGCCAGCACCTTTTTCGCTTTATCCTGGATGATGCTGGTGGCAGGAACCGAAGGCACAAGGTCACTTTCCCGGGTGACAGATGGCACAACAGGCTTCGGTAATCTCAGTGCCTTACGGGCTGCACTTTCCGGTAAGGCATCCGCCAAATCATTACGAACCAGCCACCAGCACAGTTCCGGCATTGTCACAACGTGACTGTCATCAAAACCGAGATCCCGACGCACGACAGACAACACCCAGCGGGCACAGTTATCCGTTGCCATTGATTCCAGCCGTTCCGTGAACTGGTCACGCAGCTGGTTATCGCAGTGCCAGCACAGACGAATTGCTCCCGGAGCGTGCCGCATTGTGGTCATGTTCTCGCTGTGCCAGTCGGAATGAGGCCACTGACAGCCCTTTTCACGAAGTAACCAGCTTTCAAGACATTCCACGCCACCAGCACGACGGATCACTGCCTCATTGCGGAACACGGCCCGAACGGCAGGATCATCCGCCAGCGGTTGTGATGCCGCCGGAACGGCACCACTGGCGAAAGATGAATAACGTTCCGGCTCAGGCTCCAGCAGGACACGCCCCTGCATAAACAGGGGCATCAGCTCTGAACCTGGCCTGAACAATACAATCCCCATACGCGGGGCAATTTCAGGGGTCAGTAGTGCTCTCACGGTCACCTCAATGAACGGTATCGAGCAGCTTTAACAGCTCAGGGAATCGGGATTCGAAGAAATGCGGCTGCGTCTCGCGCGGATTTGCAGGACTGGTGATGTTCTTGCCGAACATGCAGCCTTTCGCCGTCAGCGACCAGAATTTTTTGATGTTGTTAATCGCGGTACGGCTGTATCGTTCGCGTTGTTCAACGATCCCCAGCTTCACCATCTGGTGATATGCCTGATTAGCCGTCAGGCGGATACCATACTGCCTCAGCAGTGCACTCAGAGACAGCGTGGGGCGACTTGAGCCATCGTGTGCATCAGCAGGAGCATCAATGGCATAGCGCGGTGCCAGATTCGGTAAGCCAACAGCCTCCTGGAGTTTCTGGCAGGCACCAAGCACTGAAGAGTTAGACAGGTTTAATTCCCGGCGCATAAAGTCCAGCAGAATCACACCAGCCTGCATCTTGTCAGCAGCCTGTCCGGATAATTTTTCCGGTGAGCTGGTTACCATGTCGAAAGTACGGATCACCTTCAGATGGAATGACGGGCTGATCCACATTGCATAGGCATACACCAGTTCTTTGCAGACATACGTCCCCTGGTTATTTCCGCCACGAATAACGTTAACTGGCTCTATATTGACCGAGTTGCAAATCTGCAACTCGCTTATTAAACGCTCAGTTTGCTCATTGCGGAGCCAGAATGCGGGCTTATGCTTATCCAGAGAACCAGCAGCCCTGTGCAGATCGTTCAGGCTGTAACGCCCATAAGCATCACGACGAACTTCAATACCATCAATAACCATCAGATTATTCATACTTCGTTTCTCCTCTTAATCAGGCGGCTGCACCCGCCGTTTTCTCGTACTTACTGATAGTGATCTCGACCTTCCCTTCCGGGATAACCGGTCCCCACTCCACCAGCATTCTTTTCACCTGACTGTCGTCTTCCCACACACCCGCGTGGGTCAGGGCGTCAAACAGCGCCTTGTTATAGTTGTCCAGATCGCGGATCCGGTTATCCGGAGGAAACAACACGATCTCCACTGAAGCAGGTGCCGACGTTGGTTTTGGCAGACGACGTAACTGCTCAAATATTGCTGCACACGCCGCGCTCTGGAATTTGCGCCCCGCCGCGCTTATCAGGCTCTTACCAGCAAACGCCCCTTTGTTGGGGTGTCGCCAGTACGTGTTCACGCTGGGCGGGAAAGGCAGGATCAGCTTCATACTTTCAGGCCCCTCTCATGTAACCAGTGGGCTGCACGCAGTCTGGCGTTTTCCTCACCGGCAAGCAGTGCACGGATAATCCCGGCTGCCTCGCTGTCGTCGTCCTTCACTGTGGTATGAAGCGTGATACCCCGGGCCACGCCACGCTTTATCGTGATGACGCCTTTTTTCTCCAGTGCGCGAAGATGCTCCACCGCTGCATTCACCGAACGGTATCCCAGCATGGCTGCCACCTCCTGATTGGTTGGCGGGAAACCACGTTCTTTCTGATAAGAAATCAGCATATCCAGCACCTGCTGCTGGCATTGAGTTAACGTCGTCATTAAGCCCACACGTAATTCCCTGACAGATACCACTCATCACCCGATACAGCGCGCTTGCTGCTTTTCCGTAAGCACCGCTCACGGCGCGCCAGAAAATTGTTTCGTTCTGACTGGGAGTGGCTTTCACGGAATGCCGCCATCCACACGGTTGCAGCACGACGGTATAAGCCCCTGGACTCCAGTTCTTCAGCCTGGCGGGTCAGGCACAAAATTACCCGGGGATCGTTAGTGCCGACATAGAAATTGCGCACAGGTCTGGTTTCACGAACTGGTTGTGGTTCCGGCTCCTGCGCTCTCTCAGTCAGGCGCGGGAAATGTCTGCGTGTATCTCCTTCACAACGGTGAGCCACACGCCCACTCTGACGTAACTTGCTTGCTGACTGCAGAACGCGCTGCCGTGAGTAACCTGCAAAAGCATCTGCAATGTCTCCGGAAGTACACCCCGGATGGGCTTCAATGAATTTCTGAACTTCATTCAAAAGACTCATGATTACCCCCTGAATCCTGCCGGGATCTGGCTGTAGTCCACGTTGTCGTAACTGGCTTTGAAGTACGGGTCCTCGCGTCTGGCTGCAGATACCGCAGGAACTTCCCAGGATTCTTCGAAATGACGATCCGGACCAAAGAACGTGACAGCCTGTTTCACAAATTGTGTGCCGCTGTTACCCATCGCAGATACCCAGCCCGCGTAGCGTTTCACACCTTCCAGCATGGTTTCGGGTTTTACCCCCTCATTCAAACGGGCTTTCCAGGCTTTGAAGGCTGCAGATTTTGAATTGCCACCAGCACGTTTGGGGTATGCCAGCCATGCCTGCTCAAACTCCGGAGAGTATTCCGGTCGGTTTGAACGAACTCGCACAGACTCATCAGCAGATGCACCAACAGCTATTGGTTCATTGACTGGTTCTTTGACTGGTTCAAAAGAGTGACTGGTTCTGGGTGAATCTCCTGCACCACCCCCTGGTGCAACTCCTGCACTACCTGGTGAATTTGCTGCACCAGATAGTGAATTATTTGCACTACCCCCTAGTGAATCTCCTGCACCATCAAGATGAAGGAGATAGATATTACTTGAGTTACCTTTTTCACCTTTCCGGGTGACTTTTTTTACCAGCCCGGAATCACAAAGGGCCGCAATATGATTCATCACAGAACGTTTGCTAATCTCGCACTGGTCAGCAATATGCTGGTAGCTGGGCCAGCACTCACCCTGATCGCTGGCATTATCAGCCAGCTTGATCAGAACCAGTTTTCGCAATGGATTACCCACTCGAATTTTCATCGCTTTAACCATCAGCTCCATACTCATGCTGCACCTCCGAGATGCTTCATGTTTTTTCCGGAGCAAAAGGCTATAAGCGGCATACTGATGCGGTAATTACGGCCCAGCGGTTCACAAATCACCTTCTGACATTCACGGTCAACCAGGCTAACACGTAGAACATGCCCTGCAGGCGTGGTGTACCACTGCCCAACTGTAGGAATTGATGTTTTTTTACGCTGAAGCAAACGGCAAATATTGAGGATCAACGGATTAAGCATGACGATGCCCTCCGCTGATATTCAGGAGACGGTGAATATGAAAATTAGCCTTATCCGCCAGACGAATACGTTCAGCCTGCAAGTTAAGAAGGGTTTCTACCAAAACCTGATGCGCCTGCGGATCCGAAAGAGTTACCTTGCGCAGAGCACGTAGTGCAGTTGTTACATAACTGAGTTTATGTAAGTCTTCATCATTCAGACGAGTGAGGGCTGGGACAGTAGCCATGATGGCAGCCTCCGATAACAGTGAATTACCTTCACCACCGGAAACGCCAATTTCGCTGGTGGTGAACTGAACGGGGTTGGCGTAACCGGCGTTATCGGAAACCGGCGCACCTTTCGGTGCCCCCGTCCAGCCCACCATAATTTGGGTGTGCACAGACACAGACGATAAAAAAGACGCTGGCGCGTCATATATCGCCGATAACATTTCCAGGACGCCAATCCCGTCACCCGCTTTATAAGGTGCCTGAACAGTGTAACGTCCCGGAATGGCAGAATCAATGTGCTGGTGGTCCTTCACACTCAACAAAATCACGCCTGAATTTCCACAAAGGACTAAAGCACTCATGCGGGTAGTCTTTGCGAAGATAGATAACGCGCTGTGTTTCTGGTTCCCAACGAATAACATGGACATAAAGCCCTCTTCCGTCACGAAACCAGCGGTTAAGTTCCCGCACAACTCGCCCCCCACAGTCAGGTAAAGTTCTCTGTGGTTACTTACAGCCAGGTGATTTGGTAATCTGCATTCATGCCGTAACAACAGGTGTTCAGCGACACTGACCACCAGCTGTTGCGACAAACGGTTATTTGCCGTTAAACTGTTCATGCGTTAGTTTCTCCACAGACACAAAACGCCACGACGCCCGGAGCTGCACACTCGCGGGCGTCACTCTTTTCTGGAGCGCAAAAGATTTTGTAGACCAGTGCTGCATGCTCTTGGAGCTTCGAAATTGACAGATACAACTCATCATTAATTGCTGTCTGCTCGTGTGGCTCCACGACCCCATCTTCGATTGCCGAACGAATCTGCTTTGAGTAATTCCCGATCTGTTCGATGACTTCCAGCAGGCGCTGGTTTATATCGGCGTTCTCTACTTCCTCAATTTCAGGAAGCGATACGAACACCCCACCAGCAGACTGTGCGACAGCATCCGCAATGTAGTGAGTGTCAGCCGCGCGCTGTAAAACCATTGCCCATCCCAGCGGGAAAATCTGATCGCCATCGGCACGAAGGCGGTTAAATAATGCGTTCTCTGTTACATCCAGCCAGTCAGCTGCTTCAGCGTAACCACCCGGCAACGCTGCGATAGTTTTTCTGACAGCTTTCACGTACCACTCAGGCTGTTTTTCTACTTTCCAGTGATACTTACCCACGGTTAGCCTCATCGTTCTGTGGTTAAAAATTGAAGGTGTTCTGTTAATCTTTCGGATAGATATCCGGTCTTAAGTCAGATTTCGTAATTGCACCTGACGTGCATTGCTCAAGTTTTTTCGCCAGCACAAAACTGGCTTTTTTATAACCATTGAAAACCAGCCGTAAGTAGCCAGGTGTTGAGCCAACTTTTCCGGCCAACTCGCCCTGCTGTTCTTTGGTTAAAGAGTCCCAATACGCTTTCATACAATATGTACCTCCAGTATACATATTACATGATTGAAATGAACCTTCAAGATACTTGTACCTTATCGGTACAAAGGTTTTAATTTCGTTATGAAAACAATCCATGACATCCGGCGGTCTAACGCCAGAAAACTGAGAGATGGTGTTGGCGGAAATTCATCCTTTGCCACCATGATTGATCGCGAGCCAACCCAAACCAGCAGGTTTATGGGGGATGGCGCTACTAAAAATATCGGTGACAGCATGGCACGGCACATCGAAAAATGTTTCGACCTGCCTGTCGGATGGCTTGATCAAGAACACCAGACAACGAACATCACAAAAAAACCTGATGTTTCAATCACTAACAAACAAATAACGTTAGTCCCTGTCATATCATGGGTACAGGCCGGAGCATGGAAAGAAGTTGGCTATTCTGAGGTTGATTTGAGCACAGCAGAAACGTATCCCTGCCCTGTACCCTGTGGCGAAATGACTTATATCTTGCGGGTGATTGGTGATTCAATGATTGATGAGTACCGCCCAGGAGACATGATTTTTGTTGATCCCGAAGTCCCTGCCTGCCACGGTGACGACGTTATTGCATTGATGCACGATACAGGCGAAACCACCTTCAAGCGATTGATAGAAGATGGAACACAGCGTTATCTCAAAGCATTAAACCCAAACTGGCCTGAGCCTTACATTAAGATTAACGGTAATTGCTCTATAATTGGTACAGTGATTTTCTCGGGAAAACCAAGAAGATACACAATAAAGGCCTAATCAATATTTATGAACCTGCTTCGGCAGGTTTTTTTATACTTGACAATGTACCCATGAGATACATAATGTATCCAAAAGAAACATGAGGCAGGCAAGATTCAAACAAAATTTGGTTGTAACACGGCGTATGGCACATGCGTCGTTAGCGGTCTGGGGACGTTAAAGGGGACAATCCACTCCTTGCTAGGGCAAACAAACCAGGTAGCCGGAATGTGCAAGTCAATGATGATGCTGATAAGACGCCTAACCAGCGTGGCGATCCGGTTTGACGCCTGGGAAGAGACCAGGGTGCAACGATGAGGGCATTTATGGAGCCGCGACAAAGTGTGGTGCCGTAACTGGCTAAGTGCTCTCAGCGTTGTGGTCATCCGCGAAATGGCGCGGCGGTAAGTATGGCTGGGTTACTCTTTCCCCGTTGAGGACACCGGATTGTCAGGTTGACCATACGCCTGAGTGACAACCCCACCACAACAGCCACTGCTTTGGCGGTACCAGTTTGTACACTTGCTTCCGGCTGGTACCGCTCTTTTTACAAAACAGAGAAGAGCATCACCGGACGACGGGCTCATAACCCAATCCATCCGGGCGGCTGCCACCGCAGGTGTTCTTCTCTGTTTTGTGGAGAAACCAACCGACCTTGCAGGGTCGATATGATGAGGAGCAGCAAAATGGCTAGCGAACGCAGTACTGATGTGCAGGCATTTATCGGGGAGCTGGACGGCGGCGTATTTGAAACCAAAATCGGCGCAGTTCTCAGTGAAGTCGCTTCCGGTGTGATGAACACGAAAACCAAAGGTAAGGTCTCACTCAACCTGGAAATCGAACCATTTGATGAGAACCGTGTGAAAATCAAACACAAACTCTCATATGTTCGCCCGACTAACCGCGGGAAAATTTCCGAAGAAGACACCACCGAAACGCCGATGTATGTCAATCGCGGTGGTCGCCTGACTATTCTGCAGGAAGACCAGGGACAATTACTGACTCTTGCCGGTGAACCTGACGGAAAACTACGCGCAGCAGGTCATTAATATCGTTCTTAATTAACTGATTATTTATCTCATCACTGAATATCTTTATATAGTGAGGACTTATTATGTCTCAGAACTTAGACGCAACCGCAATTAATCAAATCCATGCCCTTATTTCTGCTCAGGGTGTTAATGAAATTATCAGTAAGATTGGTGCCGATGCTGTGGTATTGCCTGAGAATTTCCGCATTCATGATCTGGAAAAATTTAATTTAAATCGCTTCCGTTTCCGTGGTGCGCTTTCCACTGCCAGCATCGATGACTTTACCCGTTATTCTAAAGATCTTGCAGATGAAGGCACCCGCTGCTTTATCGATGCTGATAATATGCGTGCCGTCAGTGTACTTAACCTGGGTACTATTGATGAACCAGGTCACGCAGATAACACCGCCACTCTCAAACTGAAAAAGACAGCACCGTTCTCTGCCCTGTTGTCTGTTAACGGCGAGCGTAACTCCCAGAAGTCACTGGCAGAATGGATTGAAGACTGGGCCGACTACCTTGTGGGCTTTGATGCTAATGGTGACGCTATTCAGGCAACAAAAGCGGCTGCGGCAGTCCGTAAAATCACGATTGAAGCAAACCAGACCGCTGATTTTGAAGATAATGACTTCAGCGGCAAACGCTCCCTGATGGAATCTGTCGAAGCGAAGACCAAAGACATTATGCCAGTGGCATTTGAAATTAAATGCGTTCCGTTTGAAGGTCTGAAAGAACGTCCGTTTAAATTACGCCTCAGCATTATCACTGGCGATCGTCCTGTACTGGTTCTGCGCATTATTCAGCTGGAAGCGGTGCAGGAAGATATGGCTAACGAATTTCGTGATCTGCTTGTTGAGAAATTCAAAGACAGCAAAGTAGAAACCTTTATTGGTACTTTCACCGCCTGATTTCATTACTGCAAATGCCCCTGCGGGGGCATTTATGGAAACGTAATTAACTCAATAATCACCGGATGGTGAGGGCTTCCTTTTACCCAAACTCAGCGCGGTGCAGCGCATATACGTGGAGAACAAAATGTCATTTATTAAAACTTTTTCCGGGAAGCATTTTTATTATGACAAGATAAATAAAGACGACATCGTGATTAACGATATCGCGGTTTCCCTTTCAAATATCTGCCGCTTTGCCGGTCATCTTTCTCACTTCTACAGTGTCGCCCAACATGCGGTGCTTTGCAGCCAGCTGGTGCCGCAGGAATTTGCTTTTGAAGCGTTAATGCATGATGCAACAGAAGCGTATTGCCAGGATATTCCCGCTCCACTGAAACGCCTTCTTCCTGACTATAAACGGATGGAAGAAAAAATTGACGCCGTAATCCGTGAGAAATACGGGTTACCCCCAGTTATGAGTACGCCCGTGAAATATGCCGATCTTATCATGCTGGCAACCGAACGCCGCGATCTCGGGCTTGATGATGGCTCTTTCTGGCCTGTACTGGAAGGCATCCCGGCAACAGAGATGTTCAACGTGATTCCACTGGCACCTAGCCATGCCTACGGGATGTTTATGGAACGTTTTAACGAGTTATCGGAGTTACGCAAATGCGCATGAATGTTTTCGAAATGGAAGGGTTTCTTCGCGGTAAATGTGTACCGCGAGATCTGAAAGTGAACGAAACAAATGCTGAGTACCTGGTACGTAAATTCGACGCGCTTGAAGCTAAATGTGCGGCACTGGAAAACAAAATAATACCAGTGTCAGCTGAACTGCCACCAGCAAATGAAAGTGTTCTGTTATTTGATGCTAACGGAGAAGGCTGGCTGATTGGCTGGCGTTCTCTCTGGTACACCTGGGGACAAAAAGAAACCGGAGAATGGCAGTGGACATTTCAGGTCGGGGACCTTGAAAACTTCAATATCACTCACTGGGCAGTAATGCCAAAAGCGCCGGAGGCTGGAGCATAATGACCACATTTACCAATAAAGAACTGATTAAAGAAATCAAAGAACGAATCAGCAGCCTAGAGGTTCGAGACGATATTGAGCGCCGTGCTTATGAAATTGCTCTGGCATCGCTAGAAGAGGAGCCGGTGGCATGGCTGCATTCAGAAAATGGCTTAGGTATTCCGGCAATAACGAGGAGTAAAAACATTGCTGACAGTTGGTTATCAAAGGGCTGGTATGTTCAGCCGCTATATATAGCCAAGCCAGTGCCGGTGGTGCCAGATGCTCGTCCGTCTTTAAATAATGGCATAGTCGGCTTTGATGAAGGCTGGAACGCCTGCCGCGCCGCCATGCTTAATGGTGCCGAACCTGTAAGCCAGACTTACAAGTTGAACGAGCTGTCGGGCAACTCTCCGGTAACTCCGGATGGTTGGATAAGCTGTAGTGAGCGAATGCCGAACGATAAACAGTATGTTTGGTGTTGGGGTAAGTCTTACGGCTGGACTGAGTACGATACCTTCGAAGGGTATTACGATTGTTCGAGAAACAAATGGTGGGCAGTTACTGACAATGGGGAAGAACCGGCATCGAAAGTAACCCACTGGATGCCGCTACCGGAGCCGCCGCAGGAGGTGAAGTAATGAACAACTTAATGACAACTAAACAAGTCGCCGATTTCTGTGGTGTTTCAGTATCGACAGTTCTTCGCTGGAACAGCGTAAACAGGAGAACTGGCCAGAAATACAGGCCTGACTTTCCAGATCCTGATATTAAATCCTGCCCAAATAAATGGGCATCACACAAGATTTACAGATTTGCGGGAGTGATTGATTAATATGTATTAGCTTAGATGTGAGCTGACACATCTATGATTAGATGCCAAACCAAATCTGAGCGTCCACTCTTTAACAAGAGCGGACGTTACCAATGACCATATGACATGAATCGATAAGATCAAAACATTATCGCCAAGAAATGTCATACCATTGATACAAATAAAATTGATTACCCCCTTACTCTTGTTGAAAAGTTAGTCGTAGAGTACCTATCGCAATGTAATCAGCTTTAATCATCTGAAAATTACTCCTTAAAAATTAGCTTTTATATACTGAACAAATTAAATCTCTGTTTCTTTTCCTGTTCGGCTCAACCAATACTCCATTGTTTGAGTATGAATCTTTTCAGCGTATATTTTATCAATTAATTTATCTCGTTTTTCTTTAATGACTTTACGCAGTGAATCATATAACATAAAAAAACGTTCATCATCTTCCTCATTATTACCATAATTTATTTGATTGAGTTCTGAAAAAATATGATAGCACCTTTTTTTCTTGGTCCCCGGCAATATTAAAACCAAGCCACATTGATCATATTCAAATTCACCTTTATGGGCAGCAAAGTTATGTCTAACATTCATAATAGAATCATGTAAATCTCTGTATTTTTCTGGCACATGCTTTCTCTGCAATGTGAATCGACGCCCTTTCGCCTCTGTAAAACACTTACCGTAAGTAACAACTTTTGATATAAATAAAGACTTTAATATTAGATTCTTTTCTAAATCAGGATAAATAAAGTGTTGTTCTCTATTAATGTTATTACAAATGTTTTTTATTATATTCTCCCAACCAATAACATTCCGAAGATCTTTATCCAGCAACTGTAAGGCCACATATTGTTCTACAAAGCGGCCTTTTAAAGGTATTCGTGGTAATATTACACCTTTCTGCTTATAAACTCTTTCTATCGTATTATCTGGATATTGGATCTTCCTTATTTCTATTCCGTCTTCTTCTGATACCCTTACTAATGGTTCATTTTTTAACTTTGACATGTTAACCCTCTTAAATAAAAAACTAACTTTATCCAGATAGTGTCCGTTAAGAAGTTTTCGTTACAACTAAGTTTCTAGGTAAATCATGAATCAACCTATAGTATCAAAAACATTTGGTGGTAAACATCTGCATTTATCAAATAGCAGGAGCGATTTAGGGGCATAGGGATAGTGATGATATCTATACCCGTGCCCTCTTATGTCAACACAATGGCGTAAACTTAACGCTCACATCTCGCTCAAAGTGTGCTAGGAGATTTGGTTATGTTCAGGTGATACAAACCGTCAGTTTGAATCAGAGATAGTACAATTAACAATCGATTCAACCCTCTTCCACCATGCCAGGTAAGCTTTACGCTGTTCTTCTAGATAATCGCTCTTATCATAAACTTGCCATACCCCTGGCAGCTTATGACCAAGCATAATTTCTGCGATATGAGGCGCAGTAAGATCAGAAAAATTTGTTCGTGCTGTCCGTCTCAAGTCATGAAGAGACCAATGAGGGAATTGATATCCTAAACGCCGCCACGCGTACTGCATTAAATTGTAAGGCAGCGACTGTAATGATGTCCTACCGACTGGCTCCCTGCTTCCTTCCTTAGTAAAAAGCATATCGGAACCGTTGTTCATAGAGATAACGTATTTTATAAGCTCTTCAACCGGTTCAATAATGGGCCGCTTTAGCGGTTCGCCTGTTATGTCCCCTGTCTTATGTCGTTCAGGTGGTACAGTCCATACCTTATTTATGAAATCAAAATCACCCACCCTAGCAGTAATTAGCTCCGAACTACGGCAACCAAAATGCAGTAATAGTTTAATGAAGGCCCGGTATTTGGGAACCATTCTAGAGCCATCGATCGCAGCATAAAGAATTTTAATTTCATCGTGTGTCAGAAACCGTTTCTTCTGACCTTTACGGATATCCATATCTTTACCCGTGATATCCGACAGCGGGCGAGTTTCAATAAGCTTTCTCTTATACGCCCAGACATGGGCCTGCTTTGCGTTAATTAGCAATCGGTCTGCTATTGCTGGAGTCTTAGTGCTAAGAGGCTCCAGGACTTCTAACCAATCATGCAATGTAGCTGCATCGTGAGGGATATTCCCGATTTTAGAGAACAGGTGCAGCTCAAACGAGCGGAGTATCTGTTCAGAACTCTTTTTATTTTTTACACAATATGCTTCATACCAGGCACGGATCACAGACTCTACCGTCATGGCTTCAGTAGCTTTTCGTTTTTCAGCCTGCTTGACCAATCGTGGATTACGGTTTGACTCGAGTTCACCACGGAGACGGATAACTTCTTCTCTGGCCTCTTTTAATCCAGTTGCCGGGTAAGTTCCGATATCAAGACGCTCACCTTTCCCTGCCCATTGATAACGATATTGAAACACTACGCGACCTTTCGGTGATACTCTGACAGACAGACCATCACGATCGGATTTAACCAAAACCTTATCACGTTCCTTTCCAACGACTGAACGCAACCACGCATCAGACAGCGCCAT